ACAACTATCATCTTATAGTAGTAGATGAAGATGAAGATATTTGCGGAATGTGGTTATTAGAAAAAATAGAAAGATATGAAAGAGAATAAAAAAGAAAGAGACCCAATATGGGTATTGATGGCATTCTACTTAGCAATGCTATTTGGACTATACATACTATCATTTGGATTCGATATGTTAATCACTATTTGGAAAGCGCTATTGAGCTAATCTATATATACATATATACGCATCAACTACAAAGTAAGAGCATTGTGTTATATTTAAATAATATAAATTAATAAAAAGATGCCATTTGAAAAAGGACATAAGTTAGCAACGGGCAGACCGACAGGTGCACTGAATAGAAGTACCGAACAGGCTAAACTTGCTGTTGCTCGTTTAGCAAATAGTGGATTAGATGCACTAAGAGAAGATTTAGAAAAGATTAGAAAGAGTGACCCAATTGAAGCAGCTAAACTCTATATGAGATTATTGGAATACATTGTACCAAAGAAAGCATCAGTAGAAATGAAAGCTGAAATAGACCAAAGGATACATCAAATATCAGTAAACATAAATAAGAGTGGAAGTCACGATTAACACTACGGTTACATATGAGAACTTACTAAACTCAACTAATAGGGTATCGCAACACATTGGTGGAACACGTAGCGGTAAGACATACGCTATTCTTCAATTCCTTATCGTAGAAGCGCTTCAAACTAATCAGACCATAACAATAGTAAGGAAAACAATTCCATCGCTTAAAAGGACTGTAATGAAGGATTTCAGCGATATACTAAAAAGCTTAGATATATGGAACGATAATGATTTTAATATTACTGATAGGATTTATAGACTTAATGAATCTACTATTCAATTTATTAATTCGGATGATGCGGAAAAGCTTAGAGGTCTTAAATCGGATATTCTCTTTATTGATGAAGCTTCGGAATTAGATGAAGAAAGTTATTTCCAATTAAGTATTCGTACAACAGGCAGAATCATATTAGCATATAACCCAACAGTCAGCCCGTATCATTGGTTAAGACAAATGCAAGATTGCGATAGATACGTTACCACATATAAAGATAACATCTATTTGCCAAAGGAAATGATTGTAGCAATTGAAGAACTGCAAACAAAGAATCCAAAGTATTGGGCAATATATGGTAAAGGTGAGTTTGCTGCAAACGATAAAGCGATATACAACTTTGATATAGTAGAAGATTATGAAGCTGAGTTCGTAGCATTTGGTTTGGACTGGGGTTATAGTTCAGACCCAACAGCCGTTGTAGCTGTATATAAGAATGGTGATAACATTTATTTAGAAGAGATACTATATGAGAAGGGATTGGTATTAAAGGATATTTCGGATAAACTAAATAAATTAGACATAACTAAATCTGAAGAGATATGGTGTGATAGTAGTGAGCCGAGAAGTATAGAAGAACTATATAGAATGGGATTCAATGCAAAGCCTGTTAAGAAAGGACCTGATAGTATTAAGTTCGGAATATCAGTATTGCAGAATCATAAGATACACATACATAAGAAATCACAAAACCTAATCAACGAAATGTATGCCTATCAATACGCAACCGACAAATATGGTTATGTTACGGATACACCCGAAGGTGGACTTGACCACTTATTGGATGCTGCAAGATATGTAGCAATGATGAAGTTAACACAAAAAGCAACAAACAAAGGAAAGTATGTCATCAGTATTAGATAAACAACAAACGTGGAGTGCAGAAGAGATTAGAGATTTAATCTTATATGCAAAAGAGTTACAACAAACAAACGAAGATTTAAGAGCAGGTATTATAATGATGCAAGCAAAGTTAGATAACGAAGAAGCAAAAGTAAAACAATTAATATTAATAATAAAACAAAACAATATATGGTAAAAGAAGTAGAATTAAGAATACCTACATCCTATGATGATATCACTTTAAAGAAGTGGTTGGTATTGCAGAACGAATTAAAAGCATACGAAGATGATGAAGAAGCAACACTAGCCCTGCTCTTATTGCACTTATGTAATCTACCTGTTGAATACCTAAAAGGATTGGGAGTAGATGATTATAATATGATTAAGAATGAGTTAGGTGCATTCTTAGGCAAGACTGATTTACCATTACAAAGATTCATAACAATAGATGCAGTAGAATACGGATTCGAGCCTAACCTATCTCAAATGACATATGGTGCTTATTCGGACATTACTAAGTTTCAGCAAATACAAATAGATGAGAATTGGGCAAAGGTAATGAGTGTACTATATAGACCTGTAACAAAGAAGCATGGTGAGATGTATAGTATTAAAACATATTCAGGTGATGAGAACCATAGCAGATTCTTAGATGTTCCAATGAGCGTACACTTTGGCGCACTTTTTTTTTTATACAATTTATTAGCGGACTTGCTGAAAGATACCCTGAAATCTACGATGGAGATGGAGCTTCCTCCCAACATCAAGCCAATTTTGCAAAGAAGTGGAGCTCATATGCTACAATTGTTGAGCTTGCCGCAGGGGACATTACCAAATTCGAGTCTATTACAAAAGAACCCTTAGAGAAATGCCTGTTATACTTATGCTATAAAGCAGATAAATCATTTGTGGAAACTTTGATGCATAATGAAAATGTTGCTAAAATAAAGAACCGATAACAATTTATCTTTCTGAAGTTGTTATTCTAATAAACAAAGTATCAATGGGAAAATGGTCAAATAGTAGAAATGGAAATCTCCGTTACTCCGTAAATAGGGAGAACAATAGCGGTATATATATTGGACCTACTTTGGGATTAAGTTCACCTAAGAATAGCAGAAGAGCATGTTTGTGTTTGGATTCAGATACATACGATGTTAAATGCTGCAAAGGACATTTGATGCAGCAGGGTATTGGAGTAATTGAATCACCAAACAGAACCGGAGGTGGTGCATTCTCTGATGGCTACTCTGATGGATTTGATATTATATTAGATTAAAATAACATATACAATGGCAGAAATTTCAAAACAGGCCTTAAAGGTAGCAAATAATACTGAATTTCCAAACAATAATGCAGGAGCAATTACTCCATCACGTTTAAGAGGATTCAATACTGATATGATTGACTCATTAGTTGATGAGATATCATATACAGCAGATAGTGCAAGTTGGGAACAATCAATTGCAGCATTAGAAGCATTTACAGGTAGTGCAACAGGTTTAACTACCGGCTCTCTATTAATTACCGCATCGGCAAATCTTAATACTATTACTTTTACAAAAGGTAATGGTTCTACATTTAATGTAACTGTAAATACTGGTAGTGTAGTTGTATCTGATTTAGGTCCACTTAACGCATTCACCGCATCAATAGCAGGGACTAACGCATTTACCGCATCTACTGCTATTAGTATAAATTCATTAAACGTATTTACACAATCTATTCAGAGCGAAGTAAATGGCTTAGAAGCTAAGACTGGTTCATACGCAACTACGGGCTCTAATACATTTATTGGTAATCAAACAATAGTAGGTAATATATCTGCTTCATCGTTTGTTAGTGCTAGTAACTTTATTGGTAATGGTTCTCAAATTACAGGCATTACCGCATCGGTAGCAACGACTATCTTAGATGATGGTATTCTGCAAGGAACTGCAACATCCCTAAACTTTACAGGTTCGGGTATAACTGCGACTGTGGTAGCAGGTGTAGCAATTATAGAAGCAAGTATAGACCAATCTACATTAGGAAGATATACACTTACTTCATCATTCAATTCATATACACAATCTGCTGATGCAAAAATAAATTCATTAAATGGATTTACTGCTTCAGTAGCTGGAACAAATACATTCACTGCATCTATTGCAGGAACAAATAATTTTACGGCATCAATCGCTGGTACTAATGCGTTTACTCAATCTACTAATACATCAATAGCAACTATTAACAATTCGTTAACTGCTATTAACTCATATACAGCAAGTAACTCAACATATGAGATAAACCAATGGACTGGTTCTATAAATGCTTTCACAGCATCTATAAAGAATACTAATACATTTACTGCAAGTGCTCAGCTTGAGATAAACGCATTAGAAGCATTTAGTGCAAGTGTATTGGGAACTAATACATTCACTGCTTCAATAGCAGGAACTAACGCATTCACTGCTTCTATTGCCGGTACAAATACATTTACCGCAAGTATAGCAGGAACAAACGCATTTACACAATCAGCAAATGCTAGATTAAACTCAATCGAAGCACAAAGCGGAAGTTGGGTAACATCAGCAGTAACCGCATCTTCATTAGTAACTGCAAGTGTAAACGTAAACGTAATAACATTTACAAAAGGTAACGGAACTACTTTTAACTTAACAGTTGATGCAAGTGGCTCAGTATCTCCAGGCACTGTTTCAGGTTCTGCTCAAATAGCAGCATTAGGATTTATCAGTTCTTCTGTTACATCCTCTATGGCTGTAAGTTCATCTGAATACGCAGTAACCGCATCTTTAGCTAGAAACGTAATTATTTCAGCTGTAAACGCTAACCAATCAACTCTACCTATTGGTAGGGTTGTAAGAATCACAGGAGCAACAGGAGATAATCCACAATTTAATACTGCAAGTTGGGATAATGATTCAACTTCGGCAAATACATTGGGTATATTAGCAAATACTTCTGTAAGTGGTGATTACGCTGATATCATTGTAATTGGTAAAGTAGTTGGTGTAAATACTGACCCTGCTTTAGGATATGCAGCTGGAGATGTGTTATACTTATCATCTTCAGGTCAATTTACAAACGTACAACCACAAGCACCTTTACATATTGTAACACTTGGTGAAGTATTAAGAGTACAACAAAATAATGGCTCTATATTCGTTAACGTATCCAATGGATGGGAATTAAACGAATTACATAATGTAAGAATCACAAACCCATTACAAGGAGATGTGTTAGTGTATGAAGCAAGTTCTTCACTTTGGAAAAACGTACCTTCATCATCTATTACACCAACTGATATATCAGCATTAAACGCATTTACAGCATCAGTAGCTGGGACTAACGCATTTACACAATCTATTCAAGCGGAAGTAGATGATATTCAGGCTAAGACTGGTTCATTCGTAACCACATCTTCATTCAACGCATATACTGCATCAGTAACAGAAAGTGTAGTAACTGCAATTGTAACTAATAATGGTTCTAATTATTATATAGTAGATGGTGTTAATCAACCTAAATTATCTTTTGTACCAGGTCCAACATATAGATTTGACTTATCAGGTATTGTAGGTAGTCATCCATTTAAGTTTTCAACAACGGCTAATGGACCAACTGAATACACAACAGGTGTAACGAGTGGCTCAAACTTTATACAAATACAAGTAGGATACGATACAACTACTCCTTTATATTATTATTGCACAAACCATAATGGTATGGGTAATGAAATAAATGTATTAGGAATAGAAAAATTAGTAACTACTGCATCATTCAACGCATATACTGCTTCTCAATCAACAATCAATACAGGTTCATTTGCTACAACAGGTTCAAACGTATTCACAGGTGACCAATTAATTAGTGGTTCATTAGAAGTAGGAACTACATCACCTATATTTAAAGTAAATACTACATCATCATTCTATGGTAGAGGTGTTTGGATTATAGCTGATGGATATACTTCATCTCTTGCATACATAACCGCATCAGTAAGTGGAAGTAATTCAAACTTAATATTCAAAAACGGAAGTACAACTACAGCGACTGTTGTTAGTGGTAGTTCAAATATATTCCAATCACCTGCAGCACCAACTGCTGGATTTATTAGACATATAGGTGGTTCACACAACTTAATGTTAACATCAGGTTCTGTTCCACAAATAAGTGGAAGTATGTTAACCGCACCATCATTTATGGGTAACGTATTATCTAACGTATCAGCAAATCAAATTACATTAAGAGGACCTGTAAGTGCATCAGCATATTCTATTACTCAAAACATTTTAATGGGTGGCCAAATAAACTATGGTGCATCTGCTGCAAATAGTTTTGATAAAGCAACCGCTGGTATGAGTACACAGGGTAACGCATTATTTAATGGTACTATTAACGTAAACGCACCTACAACACCATTATCATCATCAGTATCTATATCTGGTAACTTATTGTTTGGTGCATCGATAACCTTAAACTGCTTCTCATCATCAATAACATACGCATCAAACGTACAAAATGGTGGTATAACTGTAAACAATAGTTATGTAGCTGCATCTGGAAGTAGTGCAGCAGTATTAAATCTTAGGTCAAACATAAATACAATTTATGGTATTGGACACGCATTAAATGTAAGTGGAACAAATACATCTACTACGCAAGGTAAACAATTCTTTGCAAACTTATTAGCAGGTACATTCTTATCATCATCAATGGGAACAGGTGATAATTGTAACATATTAGCAACGGGTGTTATTGGTAATAGCTTGATTATAACAGGTAGTACACTAACTTCTACATTCGCAGGAGCTGATTCGCCAAATAGTGGACAAGGTTCTCTATTCGCAGGTAGATTTAACGATATTAGTGGAACAAAAAATTTAACAGGTGAAACTGTATTTGCAATTGGTACGGGTACTTCTAATACAAATAGAAAGACTGGTTTGTTAATCGATAGTGGTTCTAATACATTTGTAGAAGGTTCTTTAAACGTAAGTGGAAGCTCTTCATTCACAGGCTCTATGAACTTCTTATCAGGAAGTGCAAGTGGTAGTGTTGTAACAAACATAGGTGATACATTTACAGGTACTGAAGCAGTAACAAAGATAATTTCATTGAGTTCAGCAGAATACGCAGCATTATCGCCTAAAGACCCAAATACATTATACATAATAGTTTAATATGAGTATATCATTAGGAAGTTCAACAATTAGTAATATTTATTTAGGCTCAAATACAGTTACGGCTGCATATTTGGGTTCTACGCAAGTATTTGGTGGAGGTGGAGTAACACTTCCATCAGGCGCAGTTGTTGTTTATGATTTCTCTGATACAACATCTTGGCCAGGAAGTGGTAGATTTGTTTACGATTTAAGTGGTAATGGATTTACAGGCTCATTATATGATGTAGTAGGTTCGGGTTCGGCAAATGCTCTTACATTTGATTCTTCTAATGCTAGAGTTGAATGTACATCTTCTGTGTTCAATTCTTATATGAACAATAGAAAAACAATATTCGCAGGGGTACAATATCAGACTGGCTCTATAAATGGTAATACAGGTTTCATAAATACGTGGGGTGGTACTCCTGATTTAGGAGCAGATTTCTTCTTAAACGCTGGTGGAAATAGTGGTAGAAGTTCAGTAAGAGCGGGTGTGCAAGTTTACAACTCAGGCGGTGGTTCACCAATAGGATATTATGATGACCCTGCTACATACACAATTGCAACAGGTTCGGTAGCTCATACTTACGCAATGATGGCTAATGTGGCATCTGGCTCATCTAAGATATACAACGATAATGTTAACATTGGTACATTAACCGGAATCGATACAGCTAAATTCTTTGTTTATGGTGGAACTGCTGCAACTGGTAATGGATTTAAAGTTGGTAACTTTGTAGGAAGTGGACAAAACTTTAAAGGTAACCTTTACAAAGCAGTAATTTACAACAGAGCACTAAGTGATTCAGAACTAACAACAATAGAAGATTGGTTTACACAATAAAAAAAATTACAACTTTTGAAAACGAAGTTGTTATATATTATATAATTTAGAAAACTAAAAAATTATGAACGCTAAAAAAGTATTAAGTAAGATATTAACTTTGTTATCATCAGATGAAGTAGAATTAACTTACGCAAAATTAAAAGACGGAACAATCGTAGAATCAGCTACATTCGATGTAGGTGAAGATTTGTTTGTAGTATCAGAAGATGGAACTAAAACTCCAGCACCAGATGGAACTCACGAGTTAGCATTAAAAGATTCTGAAGGAAACGAAGTTCTTATCAAAGCTATTACCAAAGATGGTAAAATCGTTGAAAGAGAAAACGTAGAATTAGAAGATGTTAAAGTTGAAGATATTCCTCAAGCATCAGGTGATAAAGAGAAAGCAAACGAAGTAAAAGACCAATCAGGTCAAGTTAAATCTGGCACATTGATGGCAGAAGAGACTGAAGAAGTTGAAACTATCCCACAAGATGATGAAGCTCCAATGAAAGAAGAAGAAACTACTGAAATGGGAGATATGAAAAAGAAAATGGAAGAGATGGCTTATCGTATCGAAGAGATGGAAAAGAAGATGATGGATATGGAGAAAGTAAAAGAGGAAGTAGTAGACAAAGAAGCTGATATTAAAAAAGAAGATGACATTGAAGAAATGGAATTACCTAAATTAGATGGTGCTCCAATCGAAGAAGGTGTTAAATTCTCAGCAGAAAACAATAGCAAAAATTATGGTAAGAAAATTAAGAACACACAATCTAATTTCTTATCAAAACTTTATAAGTAAAAATATTTAAAATCATTTAAAAACAAAGGAAAATGAAAGCAAGACAAAATTTCGCACTTCCTACAATATCAAACTCTACATATGCTGGAGAAGCTGCTGCAGGTTATATCGCAGCTGCATTGTTAAGTGCAAGAACTTTGGATAACAAATATGTAACTATCATGCCAAACGTGAAGTTCAAATCTGTAATCCAAAAATTAGACGTATCTGGTATCGTACAAGATGCTAGTTGTGATTTCACAACATCAGGTTCTGTAGCAATCTCTGAAAGAGTATTAGAACCAAAAGAATTACAAGTTAACTTACAATTATGTAAGCAAGAATTCGTAGACAGCTGGGAAGCTTTACAATTAGGTTTCTCTGCATTCGATGAGATTCCAAAATCATTCAACGACTATTTAGTATCTTACGTTGGTGGTAAAGTAGCAGAAGCAACTGAACAATCAATTTGGCAAGGTACTAACATCAATGGTCAATTCACTGGTTTCCAATCAGCTTTATCTGCTTCAATCGCAGCAAGTGGTTCAGGAGCAGTATTAGCAGCTAAGAGTGGTTCAGTTATCATCTCTGGCTCTATTACTTCAGCTAACGTATTATCAGTAATGAACTCTGTATTAGATACAGTTCCAGCAACTGTATATGGTAAAGAAGATTTATTGTTCTATGTACCAACAAACGTAGCAAAAGCTTACCAACAAGCTTTAGCAGGTGGTGCTATTGGTGCAAACGGATGGAATAATTCTATGAACGTGGGCGAGAAGCCATTCAACTTCAATGGTGTTGAAATCGTATTATGTCCAGGTATGAGCGATTCTAAAATCGTTGCAGCTCAAAAATCTAACTTATTCTTCGGAACAGGTTTGATGAGTGACTATAACGAAGTAAGAGTATTAGACATGGCTAATATCGATGGTTCTCAAAACTACAGAATCATAATGAGATATACTGCAGGTACTCAATTCGGTATCGGACAAGATATCGTTTACTATGGTGCATACTAATAGTAACTAACTAATATAAAAAAAGGTGGGACAGCCGCAAACTTCCCACCAAATTTTAAAAACTTAAAACACAAAAGATATGGCTTGTTTATTAACGCAAGGACGTCAGGAAGTATGTAAAGAATCAGTAGGTGGTCTACAAGGTGCTTACTTTATTAACTTTACAACTGGCTCTTTCACAAAGAACGGAAGCGGAGAAATAACCGCCCTACCTTCAGGCTCGACTGTATATTACTACGAACTTAAAGGAAACAGCTCATATACTGAAACTGTAAACACATCTCGTGATAACGGTACAACTTTCTTCAATCAGGAATTACTTCTTAATTTGAAGAAATTAACAAACGAAATGACGACTCAATTAAAGCTTATGGCTTATGGACGTCCTCAAATCGTAGTTTGGACTAATAACGGAGATGCATTGTTAGTTGGTGAAAAAGAAGGTGCAGATGTAACAGCAGGTACAATTCAAACAGGTGGAGCAATGGGTGACCTTTATGGTTATTCAGTAACATTCACAGGTATGGAGAGATTGCCAGCAGCATTTTTGAGTGGTAGTACAACTACTTCTCCATTCGCAGGTTTATCAACACAACCAACAATCGTATATAACTAATTCAGTATAAGCGAATAAATTATTAAAGGGTATTACTTCGGTAGTACCCTTTTTTTGTTTTAACTATTTATACTTCCGTAGTTGTTATTTATAGATAAGAACAAGATAAATACGAGATAATGCTAGCATATTTTATATCACAAAGCAACCAATATGTATTCAGAACTCAGCCTACTGCAAGTAATCAGTTTACTATGAGTTTGCAAGATATGACAACTTTGGAAAACCTAACTGCATCTATAAGTGGATTAACATATGAAGGATATGAATCATATGTATCATTCTCTTTGAACATAAGTGGTGTTAATGTTGGTGATGAGTATAGAGCAACGCTAATCAATAGTGGTTCGCTTACTCCGCTTTGGAATGGTTCTATTCAGGTATATGCTTCTCAAAGCACTGATAAGAGCGTTTACGAAAATCAAAATAGACAATATATTTCTCATCAATCAGAGAATCGATATATAATAATGGATTAATATGAAACAACAACAAAAATTTTCAGTAGTTAACGTAAACACAAATCAACTTCCTGTAATTCAGGAGGATACAAAGACCCGATATAGTTGGGTCCCATTTGGTGTTTATGGACACGATGATTTCTTTGATGCAGTAACAACAGCTTACAATCATTCTACAACCAATGCAGCATCCATCGAAGGAATTGCTGATTTAATATTTGGTAAAGGTATCTACTCTAAAAGAGAAGAACTTAACAATGTAATTGCTAAAATTCTTCCGCAAGAGGAATTGAAAAGAGTAACATTTGATTTTAAATTGTTTGGTAATGCTGCATTTCAAGTATATTGGAATGATGACCATACTAAGATAATTAAGATGTATCACGTTCCTGTTCAAACACTTAGAGCTGAAAAGCTTTATGGTTCTCCACGTATTGAGAACTATTACTATTGTGTAGATTGGAATGATGCTAGAAAAGTAAGAGATAAAAAGAAGATACCTGCGTTTGAAACATCAAATGAGAAAATGGAAATCCTTTATATCAAACACTATTGTCCAGGATTATACTACTACGCATTACCTGATTATGTATCATCTTTACAATTCAGTATAAGTGAAGCTGAATTAAGTAATTTGCATTTAAGCAATATTACAAATGGGTTCTTACCTTTGGTTATGGTAAACTTTAATAATGGAGTACCTGCACCAGAAGAAAGACAAACTATTGAAGATTTGCTTCAAGCTAAATTTACGGGCACAAATAACGCTGGCCGTTTTATGTTATCATTTAATGATGACCCACTCACTAAACCAACTGTTGATGCAATTAGTATCGACAATTTGCACGAAAAGTTTCAATATGTTGCGGAATATGCGCAAGATAGAATCTTAGTATCGCATAGAATTACATCACCTTTATTGTTTGGTATCAGAACTGCTAATAATGGTTTCTCTTCTCAATCAGAAGAAATGAAAACGGCATTTAGCATTATGCAAACAATGACTATCATGCCATTCCAAAACGTATTATTAAATGCTATTGATTACGCATTAACGTGTGGTGGATACGCTGATACTGAATTATACTTTGAGCAATTAACTCCATTAGTAATTCTTTCAACAACTGCTGAAGAAACTGATAAGACTGTTGAGCAAGTAGAAGATGAAGTAAACGATTCAATGGAAAATCCGGCAACTGTTGAGGATGAGCCAGTAGATACAAACGAAGATGTTGCTATTACTGAAATGAGTAATGATGATATAGATTTTATCAGAACAGTAGGAACTAAATCAGCATTTTTTACAAAAGAATTTAATTAATAAACCATATGGCATACGCACTATTTATAACACGAAACGATATAATCAAAAATTCACCATTACAGGGTGCTATTGATGCAGATGCTCTATTACCATTTGTAAGAACTGCACAGGATAAATACTTAAAGAATCTTTTAGGTACTGTTCTATTTGAATTTTTACAAGCACGAATAGAAGCAGGAACTTTTGGTACTTTGGATGCATACTATCAGGACTTAATGAATGACCACATCAAATATACTTTATTATGGTATGCATGTGTAGAATACATTCCATTCAGTTCAGTACAATTTAAATCTAATGGCGCTGTGAAGCAACAAAGTGAGCAAGGCGTCGCTCCATCTAAAACGGAGATAGATTACCTTAAACAAATAACACAAACGAATGCTGACTACTATGCGTTAAGATTACAAAACTATTTAATAGCATACTCAAACAATATTCCGCAGTATTTAGAATCAGTTGGTAATCAGACTCAGATTTATCCTGACCAAAGTTCACAATTCTTCGCGGGAATCCAATTATAATAAACTATGCCAAATCAACAAATTGTACATAACACAGGCGTTAACTACTCACTTTATTATAATGTCCTAAATTATTTTAAGACAATAATGAAGAACCATCCATCGATTCAATCAGTAACCTATGGTGATATTGATTCAATAGATGATAAGCAGTATCCTGAATATCCGTTAGGTAATGTATTAATAACTGATAGTAGATTTGAAACATCAACAACTACTTTTACAGTTCAATTAACAATTGCTGATAAGCAAAAGAATTTAAACAATGAATCATCAGGTAGCACAAACGCTCAAACAATTCCGTTCTACGGAGTGGATGACATGGTTGATATTCATGCTAACACACTCGCAGTATTAAACGATTTAACGGCATACACACAGAGGGGGGTGCAGGGATTTGAAGTAAACGGAGATATTGTTTGTACACCCTTCTCCGATAGGTTCAATAACGGACTGGCGGGGTGGGTAGCCAACTTTGAGTTAACTACTCACAACGATAAAAATCGTTGCCTTTTTTTTTTAGTTAACCCTTCGGGAAGTGGCTATTTAATTGAAGAGTGTAATAGTGGTGAGAGATATAAAGCAGTACTAAGCGAATCAGGAAGTATTGGGCAAGTGTTTATGAGTAAGTACTTTCCAAATGCTACGAGAGATATCACTACCTATTATGATTACAATTGTTATACTATTGTAGGTACATTTGAAGGTGAGAACGATTTTGATTATGTGAATTTACCAATATTGTATTTACCATATGCTGATTTTGGAACGTGTGAGTATTGTGAACTATGGGCTAATCCGCAGATATGGAGTACAACACCACAAAAATGGGGACAAGGTTCAGATGTAGCTTATAGAAAATGGATATTCGATTAAAAGATAAATAATATAAAATGGGAAGTTTAAGTAACTTATATATTTCACAAAGTTTCCAATCACTAATTCACTTAGGCAGTAATATTACTGCATCTACTACGCAAGTAGAATTGGAAGATGGATTAGGTAATGGTATAGGTATCTATGTGAATACTTTGGGTGATGTATCAATCGATGGCAAATTAGTTGTTAGTGGTACATTTGATATAGAAGGTAAGATAACTGTAAATGATGATGTAAGAGTTAATGGTAATTTATCAGTTAGCGGTGCAACATCATTGACAGGTTCTTTGGATGTAACACAAAACATAACTGCATCAAATGCGTTAATAGAAAATGATTTAATTGTTAGTGGAACTTTATTCGCAAGTAAGGTAGTAACACTAATAGAATCATCATCGATTATTTACTCATCAGGGAGCAATATATTAGGAGATGAGGTTTCAGATACACAAACACTCATCGGTTCCGTGATAATGTCAGGAAGCGCTTCTTTGACAGGTTCTATGGGTGTTTCTAATAACATTTCTTCATCAACTATTTCGGGAATAGGTAATGCAACTTTATATTCTACTTCGGTAGATTCTCGTTTAGATATTGTTGAAGCAACTGCTAGTTTATATATACCATTTTCACAATCTGTTGATGCACGTTTGGATGTTGTTGAAGCAACTGCTTCATTATACGTTCCTTTCAGCACATCAGTAGATGCTAGATTAGATGTAGTAGAGGCAACTGCATCTTTATATGTACCATTCTCAACTTCAGTAGATTCTCGTTTAGATGTAGTAGAGGCTACGGCTTCATTATACGTTCCTTTTTCTACTTCAGTAGATAGTAGATTAGATTCAGTAGAAGCAACCGCATCTTATTTAAATACAACATTTAGTACATCAGTCGATGCTAGATTAGATGCTTTAGAATTTTTCAGTACTTCTGTACAATTAGATTTTGTTACACAAGCTGAATTAGCAGCAGCAACGGGAAGTTTGATAAATCAAATTGATACCAAACTTAATACATCTTCTTTTAACGCATATACTCAATCAGCAGATATAGCATTAAATACTTTATCTCAATCAGTATCATCTTCTAATGGAATAACAAATGCTAGAATTGATGGATTATCATCATTTACAGGCTCATACGCAACTACTGGAAGTAATAACTTTATAGGTAATCAAACTATAACAGGCTCATTAGTTGTTAGTGGTTCTATGGTTTATTCAGGAAGTGTTAGAGGACAAGTATTTCCAATTACAATATCATCAAATACAGCAAGTATGAATTGTTCTTTAGGAAATTTCTTTACTGTATCTTTACCATCAGGTTCGACTAGATTTGAAGCAACTAATATACAACCAGGACAAACTTTATCTTTAAGAATAACAAATACAACGAGTGGTTCTCAATTTACAGGAAGTGCATCTGTTAAATTTCCAACAGGCTTTTCTTATATACCAACCGCAATAACATCATCAATAGATGTAATTACATTCTTAACTTTTGATACTGGTTCGATATTCGCAGTAGCAGCAAATTATTTCGCATAATATGTATATACCATTAACATTTGAAGGTGCACTACAAAAGTGTTTATTTGCAGACGGTGGAGTTCAAGGATATTTTATTTCTGGTTCGCAGCAATACAAATATCATTTATTCACAGGCTCTGCCGATTTAGTTGTACAAAAAGGAAGTATTGATAATGTTCAAATTTTTGTAATAGGTGGCGGCGGCGGAGGTGGTAATAGAAATACATCATTTGGTGGCGGTGGCGGTGGTGGTGGTGGTGTAAATTACACTACTAATGCAAGATTATTTCAAGGAACATATAATGCTGTTGTTGGTAAAGGTGGTGGAAATCAGCCTAATGGAAATAGTGATGGAATTTCAGGTAGTCAATCTTCATTTATTGGAAGTAATATATCAATGATTGCAACTGGAGGTGGAGGTGGTAAGGGTGACGCTCCATCAACAGGTGGAGCAGGTGGTACACCTAATGGTGGAGCAGGTGGTATTGGTGGAACAAATGGTGCAGGTAATGGAGAAGTAGGAATATATATAAACTTTGTAAATGAATCTGCTTGGGGATTTGGTTGTGGAGGAGGAGGTGCAGAGGATGCATTTAGTGGTGCACCTTCTGGATTGAGTTGCAATGGAACTAGTTATGGTAGAGGTGGTTCACAAAGTGGTGAATCAAATGAGGGAGCTCCATTCTATGGAATGGGAGGTGGTGGAGGAAATGTTAGTAGGATAGGTAAAGGAGGTGGAAGTGGTAGTGTATTAATTCAATACCCTGTTTATGATTATTGTTCAGAATTTTTTGATGAAACAGGAAGTTGTGGATGTAAACAAGCAACGATAGATATTACTACAAATGGTGGTTTTTATCCAAATGCTACAGGGAGTTTAGTATATACTCCATGTGGAAAAACAACATTTTTTTCAGCTAGTATCTATGGATATCAACCACAAACAATTTGTATAGCTAGTGGCTCTACATATTGGTGGACAAATATCAGTGAACCAAATTATAATATTTCAAATAATTTTGGATATACAGGTGATTTGCAAGTTGGTTGTATTAATGAGGTTTATACCGTAGAAACTTGCACAACACAAAGTGTACCTACTGCAAGTTGTTCTAATGAAAAAATAGTAACATTTTTCGGAGGTGACTCAGGAATAACTGCTTCATATTTTGCAGCAGATTCATCATCTTTGGCTAGAGAGATTATACCTGCAAATAATGTAAGATATAGATGTGCTCAAAGTGGAAGTATTAGTGGATTATCAGCAAACGCATATTATCCAATAGTAATATCAGGAAATTCAGTTAGTTCATCTTTATTTCTTACTGCTAGTTGTAATACTATACAAATTACTAGCGCAACGGGTAGAGGAATAATAACATATTGTAATAGTGGAAGTGCTACGCTTATTAATCCATCAATTGGTGCAACATATTGCATTGATATGAATTTGGGAGTTAGACCTGTAACTGGCTTTAGTTTATTTTCGTATAATACATTAGGAAGTTGTTTAAGTGGCTCATTTAATACTGCAAGTTGTGGATGTCCTTAATAAATTAATATGGCAACATTAGCACAAATAGCAAATAGGATTAGAGATTTAGCAGTAATCAAAGCACCTAAGAAAACGGGAAATCTAAAACGTAAGTTAGCAGATTTCAATCGTCCTTCAGGTATGATTAAGGAATCTAAAATCAATAATAAACGTACTGTTGAATTTGAATTAGATGTTTCTCCGCCAGGTGCAGAGTATGGTAAGTTTTGGAATGACCCAAACGTATCATCTACTGTTAGGAGAGGTAAAACTAAGAACGTACCCGGCTCTATAAACTTTGCTGAAAAAGCAATTAATGACCCGCAAATACAAAAGTTAATTGATGATTATGTAAATCAAATTGCTGATGAAGTAGCTGAAACTATTAAGCAAGCAATTGATTCTGAATTTGCGGATGTAAAGTAGCATCCAATACTTTTTTGATTTCATTGGTTATTTAAAATAAAAGCGTAATGGCATTATCTATAACACAAACTCCTGCATCTTGCTCATTAGCTCAATCACCTATTATATTTACGGTGGCTGAGGATACACCCGTATATACATCATCTTCATTTCAATATGTAGGTGAATTATATTATTGGCAAGGTGGATTATTTCAATCATCATCAGTAGCTGATTATACTATACTTAAATTTCCTAATACTGCGAATGTTGGTATATTTGATTTGAATAGAATTATAAACTCTACATTAACTGATTTGAGAATTGATAATAGTTCAAACGTAATGTATTATGCAGTTGATTTCTATTGGCAATATCTTTCAGGTAGTTCATACGCAACGGGCTCACACGTTCGTTCACAAACTTATAGAGCATTAGATGGGTATGGTATATTCCCTGAAGCAATAGGACAACAAATATCAGCTAAAACTCCATTCTGGCCATTAATGACTGATGGACCTGTAACACAATCCGTTTTAACAACTGATTTAGGAACTATGGGTGTGTTTGTTGGTAATGTAGGTACAACTGTTCCTGATAGAATTGTTTATAATTCTAACTTAGGTTCAATCACACAAAATATTTCACAAAATGCTACAACAACATCTTTGTGTATAGCTAATTTCTCACAAGCTCCTTCACAAACAGGATTCCCTTATTCTGGCTCAATTAATTCTGTTGAATGGTATAGTTTACAAGCATTTAGCGGCTCTACATCAATCGGAACTAGCGTTAGATTTGAAGTAGTTTGTGCTACAAAATATCCAAATCAAAGAATATATTTTAAAAACCGATACGGGCAATTTAACTATATAGATTTAAACGAAGTAAGTAGACAATCTTTCCAAACTGAAAAGAGAACATATTCTCCACAAATAGGTACGTGGGAAGCATCTTCATTCTCATATCAATCAACCGATAGTTCAGTATTAAACTATGTTTCTGATTCTAAGCAATCCCTTTCAGCAAATACAAACTGGCTGACAGAAGATTACAATGATATTATAAAACAATTATTAGTTTCAGATGAATTATATTGGTATGATAATAAAAATAGTGTATTAAGACCTGTAACAATAGCAACACAAAATATGACATTCAAAACGGGTGTTGTAGATAAATTAATTCAATACCAATTCGAATTTAATTTTGGTCAAAGCTATAAATTAATATTATAATGGGAGTTATATCAACGCAAGGATTTACCTTTCGATTAATAGCCAATGGGCAACAATTAGACCTTTTCGCAGATGAGGATATTCAATTATCAAATAACGTAACAGGTCTTTTTGATATTGGAGTATTACCATCTGATTTTACTCGTCAAATAACTTTGCCGGGTACAAAAGTAAACAATGCTTTCTTTGAGCATGTGTATGATATATCAATAGATTCGCCGTTCCTTTTTGCAACTAATATAAAAGTACCGGCTTACTTTGATTTTGACTCAGTCTATTTGTCAAATGGGTATCTTCAACTGAATAAGGTAAATGTATTAGCAAATAAATTTATCGATTCATATGAGGTAACTATATACGGCACATTGTCATCTTTTGGTAGAGATATTAATAGAAATTATTTAACTGATTTAAGTTCCCTTACAAAATATAACCATACAGCATCTTACGATAATATTTCAGCTAGCTGGGGTGGTAATCTTTTTAATGGAGATATAGTATATCCCCTTGCTGATTATGGTACAGGGTATCAATACGCAGCTGGTGATTTCCAAACATTTGGAATAAATGACCAAGATGGTGCATTAACTGTACAAAACTTTAAACCTGCAATCAGAGTAAAAGCAGTATTAGATGCAATTTTTGAAGAAGAAGGATACACATATTCATCATCATTTATGAATGAACCATTTATGGATGATGTATATATGATTTGTAATCATTCCTTAAAATACCCTGAATTTAGTGGTGTTGATTTGGAAACATATGGTAAAATAAAGGTAGGTCCAATTAGTGGTAGTAATATGACTGATGTTGTATTGACTAGTGGTAGTTTCACTACACTTCCGTGGTATAATGTATTAACTGATGCGCAAGGATTTTATAACAATGGTGCATACACTGTAGAAAAAAAAACTAACTTAGAAGGTATTCTTAACCTTAATGTAAATGTAAGTTGTTCAGTAAACAATATGCCAGGTACATTTAGCGCAAATGGAACATGGCAATTAAGAATGATAGAAACAGGTAGTTCTACCGCATATGGTTTAACTGCTTTACAATCATACATTATATTCTTTGACCAATTACAACAAAGTAGAAATACTGGTATCAATACAACATATGAATTACAACAGCAGTTTAAATTGTATGGTATTCCTACTGGCAGTTATTATTTTCAGATAAGACAGAGTCCTAATTCATCGACTCCGCCTTTGCCTGTTGTAACTATGGACCCGGATAATACTACTAAATCGTATATACAAATTACGCAAGTAAATCAGGCAGCTGATGGTAGGATTATGGATATTCCATCCAATATGCCATTCGGTACAAATGGAATTAAGCAAATTGATTTTATTACAGGTTTACAAAAGAAGTTTAATTTAGTAATCTATCCTAATAAAACCAAATCAAATGAGTTCATAATTGAAACATTTAATAATTGGTATAAGACTGGACAAGTAAAAGATTTCAATAGATATATAAATTTAGATGAGAGGATAGAAGTAATTCCTGCGAACAACTTAGCAGTTAATGAATTAAACTTTGGTGATACATTAGACCAAGACTTTATTTCTCAACAATTTAGTAAAGAAGCAAATAGAGAATATAGTAAAACATATTATACTGATACAACAAACTTTTTCTCACAAGGTAAATTTGAAGTTAAAACTACATTTGCATCAGACCCATTAATCAGAATATCAGGTACAGGTTTATCAGGTTCTGTTGGGGGAATAAATCCTATATTAACATCTTATGCATATGCAATTGGTGATTCTGGTTGGTATTCAAATTTTGCAGCTTGTAGTAATACTTACTATTATCCAACTATCGTATATGCTTTAGAACCAAACCCAGAGATGGTTACGGTATTCTATACTGATAGTAGTTTAACTACAACATTCGATGGAGGTTTCTCTTATTGGAAATATGGTTATCCTTATTTGTATCAAAAGTATTCAGCATATATTGACTCTACTGGTCAAGTTTCATTAATATTATCTTGTTAATTATGTCACAAAGAATTCCCATATACATACCAACTTATATCTCCGATGCAGCATACAAACCTGCAAGGGTATTACCACGTTTACTTTTTTATAATGGATTAGTAGATTGTGAATCATTTTATATAGAAAGTGGTAGTTTAACTAATTCAGGTGTAACAATAGAACAAAATAAATTTCCATATTTTGACAATTATAATGTAGTAAGTGGTAGTTTTCCAACTGCTGGTTCTGAATCACTTTTGTTTAATAACGAGCAACCATCATATGGAACTATACCAACTGGTTCACTTTTTAGTCAATATTGGGAAACTTATATTTCTCTACTTTATAATCCTAAAACGAGATTATTAAATTGCTCTGCAATTATTCCTTTGGCTGATTACGTTGAAATGGAATTGAATGATATAGTAAACTTTAGAGGAAACTATTATCACCTAAGAGCAATTAACGATTATTCATTAAAAGATGGTACCTGTAATTTACAATTATTAGGTCCAATCATTACAGATACATTTAGTAGTGCAACTGAAAATACTCCTGTTGTTAGTCCATGTTGTACACCAACATTAAATTCAGTAACACAAACAGGTGCTAATATTAGTTTATCATTTACATTAGGTTCAGGTGGAGGTTGTGCTGATTGTGTTGCAGTTACTGTACAAACATCTTCTGATAATATAAATTGGGGTGGTAACAATACTGCAGGATGTACATCACCGAGAATATTAAGTCTTCCGGCTGGCGCTACTTATTACCGAATCATAACTGAATGCCAGGGTAGTACACAATCAACACCATCTAATTCAATATTGTTTACACCAACAACGACTACGACAACAACCACGACTACAAGTACCACAACAACCACAACTACAACAACCGCTGGTACTGCAACTTTAGCATGGAGTTATAGTGAAACAGGTGGAGCTAATGGAACTATGGATTTATATGTAAATGGTTTTGCGGTTGAAAGCAGAAGTAGCACATCAAGTGGAACTCGTAGTGTAAATGTTGGTGATACAATTTATGTAGAATTACAAATAGTGACTCCATGTGGTTCACCTGATACATACGCAAATGTTTATACAACTGGTAATATTCTTAATGATGCAAATTGTGCTAATAATGCAGGTGTATCATTAACCACATCAACATATACGGTAGTAAGTGGTGATATAGGTAGCACATTGACTTTGAATACATTCGCATCATGTGATGGTGGTTGTCTATAACTGATAGAATAAAACTAAATTGTTATGAAATGGATAAGTTCACAACCAGCTGCAGATTATTATAGTTGGCAAGTAGAAGTGTATATAAATAATTTCATAATGAATGGTGTAAGTCCAAACGATATACACGTTTTGTTCTCAACAACAAATGGATTTATACCTGAATCTATAAAAATACTACAAAGAAGTTATCCATATATAGTCTTTTATTTTTATGAAGATAGTAGAGAGAATAAAGAATATATACCAGCAATATACTTTAATGCAGTAAAACAACATATAAAAAAGTATTTTGAATTAGAAAATGAAACTATATTATTTCACGATTCAGATACAATATTAACTAAACCCATTGCTTTTAATAACTTACTTAAAGGAAAAGAATGGTATTTTAGTGATACAAAATCGTATATAAATTACGATTATATATTATCAAAAGGAAAGGATGTTTATGATAGAATGATAGATATTGTAGGTATTCATCCACTAATTCCTAAGATATGTAATTCACAAAGTGGTGGAGCACAACATTTAATCAAAAATTCTACATATGAATTTTGGGATAAAGTTGAAAGTGATAGTATAAAACTATATAAGATGTTCTGTGATACGGAGCATCTTTATATTAAAAAGCATGAAGTAGATTATCCTATTCAGAAATGGACTGCAGGAATGTGGTCTTTACTATGGAATGCTTGGTACTTTGGTAATGAAGTAAAGATAGCTAGCGAAATGAACTTTTGTTGGGCTACTGATAATATAGATATGTGGGATGTAACCCAATTTATGCATAACGCAGGAGTAACAGAAGACCGTGCAGGTTTGTTTTATAAAGGTGGATATACAAATACCTTACCATACAACAAATCTTTGAATATAAACGAAAGGAAATGCTCCTATGAATATTATAAATGGATACAAAAGGTTGAAAAAATTTCCGCACTCACTAATTAATTAAGTTAATATTGTTATTCTAATATGATAAAAGGATTAATAGAATTACTGAACACATCCGAATACTATGGTGTTTCTGAAAGAGTTGATATAGCTAAAGGAAAATACGCACTTCCTAATAATTGGAAAGATTCTTTAGCAAAGATTAAGAGACACTCTAAAAGAAAAACTGAACCAATAACTTGGACAATAGTTTGGAATAAAATAAAAACCAAATGGCAGACAAAAAGATAAAAGTACAGGTTGATGTAGAAACCGATGTAGAACCATCGTTAAGACAACTTAGGGAGCTTAAAAAGCAGTTAAAAGATACTGCCGTAGGTTCGCAAGACTTCATTAATCTACAAAGACAGATTGATGATGTAAACGACTCTTTAGTTGGTGCTAGAGCAGGTGCTGGCAGCTTTGCGGATGTATTAGGTCAACTACCTCGTCCTATTAGTCCTACTGGTGGACAATTAAGTGGAACTATTGCTACCTTAAAACAATTTAGTGGTATTAAGATATCAAATGTTCAGGCATCATTTGTAGAATTAGGTAATGATATCGTTGATACTGCAAAAGGTATTGGTAACCTTACAGGTATTACAAAAGTATATACTGTTATCAATAATGCATTAGCAAGGTCATTTACAGCGATTGGTATTGCAGAAGGAACTGCAGCAGCAGGAGCTACCGCATTTGCAGCAGCATTAACAGCTACGGGTGTTGGTGCTTTAGTAGTTGCTATTGGTTTCGCAGTATCTGCTTTGATAGAGATGGCTAAAGAATTATATGCAACTGCAACAGGTGAAAAAGAATTACAAAGAGCAATTGATAAAACAAACGCAGCAATAGAAGCACAAGCTAGACTATTTGATTTAAATGCTAAATCAGCAGAGAATAGAAGAAAGGTTACTATTGCTCAAATGAAAGCTCAGGGTAAAACTGAAGAGGAAATTAGAAAGTATAATATAGACCAATCTTATAAAGATTACGAAGCGGCATTTGCTGCAGAGCAAGAAGCAGTAAAAATATATAATGAGGGATTAGGTAAATTAGATGCTGAAGGATTAAAGAAGGCGCAAGAAAACCTTGATAAAAGACAACAGGCTACAAAAGATGCATATGCTTCTTATTTAGAAACTGGCTATAATGCTAAAGCTGAAGAATTAAAATCGGAGGAGGCTAAAAATAAAGAATTAGCGGATAAGAATAGAGCAGCATCTGATAAAAAGAAAGAGCAGAAACAAAGAGAGATTGATGAGCAGAATAAATTAAGAGATAGTGAATTAGCTGAAATTCGTAAAGGTGAAGAGGATGCGTTTAAAGCAACATTAACTGAAAGAGAAAAAACTGAATACGAAATAAATCAAAAGTATTCATCATTAGTTGCAAGTGCTATAAAGTACAACCAAGATACCACATTATTAGAAACAGGTAGACAGGCTGAACTTACTACAATGAGAACTAAGTTCGCCGAAGAAGATGCAGCTAAGCAAAAGGAAATTGATGATAAGAAAAAAGAAGAACTTCTTAAACAGCAAGCAGATGAAAGAGGTATCTTACTTACAGGTCTACAAACACGTTTAGAAGATTTAGATGCACAAAATCAATTAGTTGAATTTGACTTTGAACAGGATTTAGCTCGTTTAGCACAGCAAAGAGATATACTTCGTCAACAAGAAGAAACTGAATTACAAAATACTGAACTTACTGAATTTCAAAAGACAGAGATTCGTAAGAAATATGCTGATGCTAGAAAAGGTATAACAGACCAAGAAATTGCAACTGAAAAAGCAGCTGCAGCAGCTAAGCAAGAAATCAATATGGCATATTTAGGATTGTTCCAACAATTCGGAAATGTGTTAGGACAAGTAGCAGGAAAGAATAAAGCATTAGCAATCGCTGGTGTAATTATACAACAGGCTGCATCCATTGGACAGATTATCGCATCAACAGGTATAGCTAACGCCAAAGCAGTAGCAGCATCACCATTAACGTTTGGTATGCCGTGGGTAGCAATTAATACCGTATCAGCAGGTTTATCTATTGCAGCATCAGTTGCTGGAGCAGTTAAATCAATACAACAAATTAACCAAGCAGCTGCACAAGCGGGAGTAACCGGCGGTGGTGGTGGAGGAAGTGTAAGTGGTGGAGCATCAATAGCACCACCGAGAGTAGCAGGAGCAGCAGCACCACAAATAAACACAACAGGTGGAATGAATCCAAATTCACAAATAGCTGAAACATTATCAGCAGCACAAAGACCTGTAAGAGCCTATGTAGTAAGTGGTGATGTATCATCACAACAGGCGTTGGATAGACGCACCAGCAGAGCAGCTACCTTTACGGGTGGATGATAATTTTTAAATTTGAAATTGTTAATATAGTATGAAAGATTTATTATACGAATTACGAATTGAAGATGATACAGATGAGGTTTTCGCGATATCTCTTGTGGAATCCCCGGCTATTGAATCCGATTTCGTTTACTTCGATAAAGAAGTAGTTCAGTTTGCGAAAGTAGATAATGAACAAAGAATGGTATTAGGCCCTATTCTAATACCTGATAAGAAGATATTAAGAGTAGATGGAGAGGGTAATCCTTATCACGTTTTCTTTACAAAAGAAACTGTTAAGAAATTAGCTCAAAACTACTTAATGAAAAAATATACTGATAAAGCAACCATTGAGCACGATAAATCAATTAATGGTAAAGTGCATTTAGTTGAAAGCTGGGTTAAAGAAGGTAAGTTAGACAAATCAAATAACTATGGTTTATCAGGAATACCTGATGGTTCATGGATGGGTATGTTTAAGATTACCGATGACAAAGTTTGGAATGATTATGTAAAAGAAGGTAAAGTAAAAGGATTCAGTATTGAAGGTCTTTTTACCCACGCATTAGTGCAGGCCTCTAAAATCGATTTAGAGAAGCATATAGAGGAGCTAAGTGAAAATGAGGTAAATATACTACTCGGACAAATTAAAGCGCTTATTCGTAAGGATAAGAGGTTTAAGAAGGGTAAAAGGATAGAGATGGAATCTTACTCTGATTATGGTAGTGGTATTTCTAATAATGCAAAGAAAGGAATTGAACTAAATGAGAAGAACAATAACAAATGTGCAACTCAAGTTGGTAAAGTTCGTGCACAACAATTAGCAAAGGGAGAACCTATTTCAGTTGAAACTATAAAGAGAATGTATTCTTATTTAAGTAGAGCTGAAGAATATTACGATGAAAGTGATATGAATGCTTGTGGAACTATTTCATATTTGATGTGGGGTGGTAAAGCAGGATTAGGATGGAGCAGAAATAAATTAAGAGAATTAGGTTTACTAACTGAAACTGAATCTAATCCATCTATTCCAAATAGTTCGTATCCCGGTGAAAAAGCAAAAGATATTGTATCACCCGCATTATTAGATTAATATGAATAGTAATTCGGTACATAATAGAATAAAACAATTCTTTGAGAAACCTCAAATCATTTCAGTTAGAAGATTGAGAAATTTGACATTGGCTAATAAGAACGTACCATTTAGAATATGGGGTTCAACATTAGAAGGTGATACCTATTCAGGCAGAGAAGTGTTTACATTCAATGGTCCAAGCAGAAGCCCTGGAGTACCATATAACTACAATGCGTTAGGATATATGATTATGTATGATATGAATAAGGGAGATTACAGAACGTTTGTCTATGACAATATAACGAAGTTAGAACTAAACGGAATTACTTACAACGTAAATTAAAAATATATGCCAGTAGATAAACCAAAAGCAGGAGAAAGTAGAGATAAATATTTAAACTACTGCATACCAATTGAGGTAGAAGCCGGTAAGGAAGTAAGTCAAGCTGCTGCAATTTGTAATTCATATTACGATAAAGATAAGATGAGTAAGATTAAAGATACTCAATCTAAAGTAATGGCTAGAGTAGCATACGATACAAAGTATAGAGGAATAAACTTAGGACAGATTCTACCAAATGGTGAATACGAATTTGAAGAACCATGTTGGGAAAATTATATTCAAGTCGGTACAAAGATACTTGATGGTAAAGAGGTACCTGATTGTAGAGGACCAATAGATGAAATGGCAGAAGGTGTTCCACATTATACTGCAGATGGTGAACTATATACAGGTCCAACACATAAAGGTCCTGATGGTAGATTAATGACTGGTGAAGTACATAGTGAAGATAGTGAACCTTTATATCACAAAGAAGAATTAGCAGAAGTAGGTCCGAGAGGTGGTATAAAAGAATCACCTAAAGCACCTAAGTCTGACACACCTAATCCTAATCCAAAAGGTGAAGGTACAGCTAAGGGAGATGCAAGTGGTAAATCTGCAAAGGTAACCGCTGAGCAAGAGAAAACATTAGAAGGTAAAGTAAAAGAATTTAACGAAAAGGAATCAAATACTAAAAATGGTAATGCTACATTAGGGCAACTTAAATCAGTATTCCAAAGAGGATTAGGTGCATTTAATACATCACATTCGCCGGCAGTAAAATCAGCAGAACAATGGGCATACGCTAGAGTAAATGCTTATTTATACTTACTGAAGAATGGTAGACCTGAAAATCCAAAGTATGATACTGATTTTGATTTGTTACCTAAAGGACACCCAAAAGCAAATAAATAATGGAAAATATATACACAGTAATCATAACGGCAATAACCACATTAGGTGGAGCATCTGCGTGGAGATACTTTGAGAAAAGAGCATCACATAAAGAAGATGATGAAAGATATATCCGAATGGATTGTCAGACTAGAATTAGTAAATTAGAATTACTATTAGAACAATCATCTAAAGAGAAAGATGAAATGAGAGCACAAATCCTAAAATTAGTAGAAGAAGTATCAGCATTAAGAGTAGAGATAAAATATTTAGAAGAAAGAGGCAAATAGAGAATAACCGACCGAATACAAAGAACCCATCTAAAGAGTGGGTTTTTTTATGCGCAAACAAAAACCCCCAAAGCAAGAACGCAATGGGGGTCAAAATTAAATTCGATTGGAGATGGCACAAACCAATCGATATATAGAAAGGTAGAAGGACACTGATGCAAAAAGTGTAATAAATATCAGTATTAATTAAGTCCTTCTTTCTAACTATAACACAAATATCGGAAAAAGTTTTATCATTTCCAAAATTATTTTTGTAAACCTACACTTTTCATCCATTCGATGGTTTGCCTGTTTCTCTCCATCAGTTCATCGTATCCTTTTTGGATTTGTGCGTAAAGCTCTTTCAACTCTTTGTCTGTCATATTCATAGTCTTATTTGTTAGTTCATCTCTCATTACAGACCAAATATACGAAATTCGCCTGAATAATCCAAGCTTTTTCGTTTTTATTTTTTCACGATATTTATATATGTCAATCAGATATTCTGAATATTATTTGGTAATTTAAAATAATTGTAGTATATTTGTTTCAGTTCAGAAAAAACATACAATATCGCACATTGTATTAAAGATAACGGAAGAAATTCCAAACCAACCCCAGAGAAGGTAAGAGTGCGATTCTTACTTTCAATGGGGTTTTTTATTAAGATTATGGCAAGACCTGTAAAACATAATGTTGATTATTTCTCACACGATTGTGATATGAGAAACGACATTAAGATTAAAGCACTTCGTAGGAAGTATAAACACTTAGGATATTCAATTTATATTATCACATTAGAATTATTGGGTGATACTGAATACTTTGAAATTAAATGGGATGATAGTAACATTGAATTATTGACATCTGAATATGATTGCGATGCTGATGAGTTAAAGGATATTATTAACTATTGTATTCAGTTAGATTTATTTAGAATTGATTATGGTTACTTACATTGTCCTAAATTTACAAAAAGATTAGAGGATACAGTATTGCTTCGTAGAAAGGATTATTGTAGTAATAACTCACCAATAAGTAAGTTGAGTGGGGTTAATGTTAACAATAATGAAGTTATTGATACCAATAATAGACAAAGTAAAGTAAAGGAAAGTAAAGTAGACAATAGTAAAGTAAAGCAAAGTATATTAGATAAAAGTAAACTACTTGCTGCGTATAATGCTCCTGATTTACCTGAAATAGAAAATAATGAAGTTGATTACTTTATTGATGAAACAGAAGTTAATTTCAGTTATGAAATGCTTGATAAAGTAATACAAAAGTTTGTAGATTTAGATAGTAGATTTAAATACAATTCAGTAATGAGAGAAATAGATGAAGATTATGGAGGGTTTGATAATTTATTAGAAATGTATTTGCCAGGTGATACTTCAGCACAAACTAATTATAGAAACAAATTAAAACAATATAAAAATGGAATCTTTGCATAATAAGAAAAAAGTAGTTAATGAAATAATAGTAGACCCTAACTTTGAATTATCAGAAGATGCAAAGTTTGGGCATGAGTTAGCTAAGAACCCTGCTGAATGGTATAGGTACTTTAATCAACCATTAGTTAAGGATACAATCAAAACATCAGTATTTGAAGAAGAAGTTTTTGATAAATTTTTTGGATAAAACTCACGAAACGATTTTTTAAATCATATATATGTGTATAGAATATTTGGTAATTCCAAATATTTTTATTAACTTTATAAAAATAAAATGGCACCTATGAAAGTTTGTAATCAATGTAATAAATCAAAACCATTTTCTGAATATTATAAAATGTCAGCATCCAAAGATTTTAGACAGCCAAAGTGTAAAAGCTGTGTAAAGATAGTTAATCAAAATTTCAGAGAAACTAAACCAGAATATCAAACTCAATGGTATAAAAATAATTGGGACAAGTGGGTAGGATATTGTAACGAATGGGTTAAAGAGAATGTTAAAGCTGATGATTCACGTTCAGCAATATATTACATTGTGAATCCTGAACAAAAAGTATATGTAGGTTCTACACAAACTCTTTTCAGTTATAGAAAGAGCGCACATAAAAAAGAATACCTACACAATAGTGGTGTAATGCCGCTACTACATAAATCATTTGATATGTACGGCTATGATAAACATAAGTGGGTAGTATTGGATATGGCTGGTACTGATAGAGAAACACTAAGAACGATTGAATACACAATGATAAATCACTTTAACAAATTAGGATTAAGTTTAAATGTACGCTTAAAGTAGAATACACATTATGAGTTATAAACAATATAAAGATACAAATTATAGTATTTCTACAGATGGTATAGTTGTATTAAATAAATTTAATGAAACAAAAATATTAAATCAATATAAGCATGCTAATGGATACAAATTAGTTTCATTACAATATGATGCAAAAAAAGGGCAATGGGGCAAATTATTTTTAGTTCATAGACTAGTTGCAGAAACATATATTCCAAATCCAAATAATTTACCTGAAGTAAATCATATTAATTATATTAAAGATGATAATAGAGTTGAGAATTTAGAATGGTGCGATAGAAAACATAATATGAAACATGCGCACAAAGATGGTAGAATAATAAATCCAATGAAAGGTAAAACGCATAACGAAGAAGCTAAATCTAAAATTTCAAAAACACATAAAGGTAGAAAGAATACAGATGAAACCAAAATGAAAATGAGGTTAGCTAAATTAGGAAAAATAAGAGGAAAATATAAAATAAAATAAAATGAGAAAAGCAAAAGAAGATTACAAAATGGTTCAAATGGATGCAGAGTTGCATCGTTACTTAAAAATTTATTGTAAAACCCATGGTTTTTCGATGAGTGGATTTATAGCAGCATTAGTTAGACAAGCATTATCAAACAATAAAACAAACTAGTATGTGTATATTTAGATTTGGAACGTGGTTAGAAGGATTGATATCCGTTATAACATTAGGTCACGGGAAGCAATTGGCCGGCTGGATAGCTTGGACATTCTTTAGAAAAACAGATTGCGGATGCGATAGCAGACGTGATTATTTAGATAACCTATTTGGTTGCAACAATAGAATTAAATTATAAATAAAACAAAACAATTATGCCAGTTACAACAATTACAAATGAAAACACACAACCTGAAGTAGACCCAAAAGCAGTTTACTTAATTGATTTCTCAAAGTTAGAATCAGTAAATGATTTAATATTAATCCTTGGTGCCATGGGGATATCATTCTCACCAAACCACCCACATTGGGATTTAGTAAGTAAGTTCGCTAATTTAGCAAATCCTATTTATCCTAATCAGCAGATACAACCACAAAAGCCAGCAGAAATGAAATTACCTAAATTAAAAAAAGTAAACTAATATGGAAGAATTAAAGCCGGATGTACAACAATCTAAGTATCATCCATTAAGTTTTGAAGAGTTTCAGGAATTAAATGCAACCCTAACTTCAATTGGTGCATATCTACCTGAAAACAAAGCACCATATATATGGGATAACTTTAATAGAGTTAGAGGCCAAAACGAACCACGTCCATGTACTTGCGGAAGTGCAGGTGCACATTGGAAAAGAGCAGTAGACCATTTACATAATTGGGTAAAAGAAAGAAAATAATGATTAGTGGAAGCCTATTATTAACCGAATGTAATAAGAGATTAGAACATCTTTATATTGATTCACACAATTGGTTATTTAATATGGCATTGAATATAACTAAGGATAGAGATTCTGCAGATGATTTAGTGCAGGACCTCTATCTTTATTTAGCTGAAAAATGCAATCCATCTATCTTTTGGGGAAACTCCTACAATATTATGTACTGTCAGCAGTTCTTAAAACATCGTTGGATAAACAAACAAAAAAGAAACAATAAAATGATTTTAAAGGAAGAGGTTCACTCGGATGAAATCGACATACCTTATGATGTAGATAGAGATATGAACATTCAGAAAGCATTTGATGACGTAATGAGTGAACTAAAACATTTAGAATCAACTAAGATGTGGCCAGCATCTAAAATCTTTCAGTTGTATTGGATGAGTGATAGGACATTGGATGCAGTTGCAAACGATATAAAGATAAGTAAGAGTACAACGTTCTTAGCGGTAAAAAAGATTCGACAACACTTAAAAGAAGTTATAAATAATCCATACGATGAGAATTGAAGTACGAACTTGCATACATTGCGGAGAAACAAAAGAGATTGCCCAAAAGCATAAGTTCGCAACAAACATATGTAAGCAATGTAGAAGTAAAAGGGCAAACAATTACAATAAAGAGAAAGCATTAGCAAATGGTAGAAGACCAGCAACAACAGGCAGAAGGCCTTATCCGTTAAGAGATGGATATAAAACAACAGGTCCCCTCTTTAAAGCAATGGCTACTAAAACATTTAAATGTAAAACAAAGGAAGAGTGGAGAGCATTAATGGGAGAAAGATTAGAAGCAGTATTTAATAACGCTGACTTATCTTATTGGATATTCGCTCACAATGAAGATAAACCAAATAAAAAAACTAAACCCAAACCTGATACCCGTAATATGACATGGGAAGAG